GACCTTCGACGCGATCAAGGAGACTATCGCGCGCCGGTTCTTCGTGGACGGCGAGGGGGTCGAGGAAGTGTCGCGGGCGCTCCGGAACGAGTTCGACTTCCTGTCCACGATACGGTCCCGGGCGATCGCGCGCACGGAAACGGGCATCGTGACCGAGATGGGAGCCTTCGAGCAGTACGCCGAGATCGGGGTCGAGAAGAAGAAGTGGCTCTCCGCCTTGGTAGAGCAGACGCGGACGGGGCACAGGAAAGCGAACGGTCAGACCGTCGGCCTATTCGAGCCGTTCCTCGTGGAAGATGCGGACGGGAATCCGGAGGAGATGCTACACCCGATGGACCCCGACGCGAGCCCGTCGAATGTGGTGAACTGCTTCCCGGGAGATGTGCGGATCTCAACGGTAACGACTACCCTTGCGATGACGCGGCGCTGGTTCGCTGGCGAGCTTGTAGAGATCGTCACGCGAAATGGAAAGAAGCTCGCCGGAACCGCGAATCACCCGGCACTGACCGATCGGGGATGGATCGCCCTTGCACAACTCGAAGAAGGTGAGTGCCTGATCTGCGGCTGTCTCGGAGAGAACACGATCTGCACCGATCCAGACCCACAATACCGAGATGCCCCATTCGATCAGCTGTATCGACTTGCCTCGGCGATGGGCGTGGGCGATCGGCATCTCGGTTCCAGATTGGATTTCCACGGCGACGGGGAGAATGGCGAGGTCGATGTTATATGGACCCACGGCCAATTGAGGAACGGGAACCATTCCACGATCGGTCAGCCAGACCGCGAATTGATCTTCGCCGCGGCCGATTCGGTGCGCTCGCTGCATGTTCGTCACGGCGCGGCTTCGCAGGTCGCGGTCGGTACGTTTCATACCACGCACGGCCTCATGGGCGGCCGACGTGATTCGGGAACGATACTCGGGCGTCGAAGTAGCAAAACGCGCCAGCTGACTTTCCGCTCCTCCGCGTGGAACGATGCCGTTCTCGAGGAGGATTCTACGAACCGCCCTTCGGGACACGCCATGCTCTTGCGCGAGCCTCAACTCGGAAGTGCCTTGGCGATATCGCGCGATGAGATCATCGCGATTCGGCGGTTCCCATTTCGGGGCCACGTGTTCAACCTCCAATCCACCAATGGATGGTATCTGAGCAATGACATCGTGGTCCATAATTGCTTGTGCGCCACCGGTCCCGTCATCGAGGGGAGCCTCCGTGGTCCATGGCTCGGAGAGTAGCGGCGGCGCTCCGCCGAACGCGGGCACTCGCTACGTCGTGCTCCGCTGCATGTTCTGCGGGCGGAAGGCGATGAACAAGGAGACCTACTCGCCGGAGCGCGTGTACCCGCCCGGCCGAAGTACGTTCGGCATCGAGCACAAGTGCCCGAAGTGCGGGCTGGTTACGCGCTTCTAGCTCTTGACTTCTCGCGGCGCTTTGGCCATCTTCCGCGCCCAAGAGCCCCAAGCAATACGCCAGAGGGCCGGTAGCGCATCCTTCGGGATGGGCAACCGGCCCTCTCTCTTTTGGAGCCGCGATGCCGTTCGAGATGGACACGCTTCCCGAGCCGGTCACCGAGCTTCCGAAAGACGCTCAGATGATCTGGCTCTCCGTCTTCAACTCGGCGTTCCGCACGTTCGCCGGCTCCGATGGCGAGAAGGAGCAGGCCTCCTCGATCGCCGCTTGGGGTGCGGTCCGGTCTAAGTTCGCGCAGGAAGCCGACGGCACCTGGACCATGAAATCGGCGATCTCCTTCGAGGACCCGCGCGGCTCTGAACCGGAGCACGGGCGATGGACGCGCGCCGTCAAGTTCACGCCGAACCTCCTCGAAGCGAAGAAGCGCATCACCTACGGCGAGGTCTATGCGCCGTGGACGGTCGATGCGCAGGGCGAGTTCGCGGACGAGGGCGCGATCGAGGATGCGGCGCACAACTTCCTGAAGCACTTCGGCACGATCGGCGAGCAGCACCGGCTGTTCGGCGGCAAGGGCGTTCCGGTTGAGAGCTTCACGTCGCGCCCGAAGGACGGCGATTTCCCCGTTCCGGGAACGTGGGTGCTCGGCACGCAGTGGTCCGAGGAGATGTGGCAGAAGATCCTCAATGGGGAGATCACCGGGTATTCGCTGGGTGGTGACTGGACGCGGATGCCGCTCGTCGCCGGCCGCGAGTACGCGAAGAAGATCCTCGTGGATGGCGGCAAGGATGCACCCGCGCTGGCGGAGTTGGACGAAGCGCTCTTCGAGCAGACCGTCAATGCGGGTCCCCGAATGATCGCCCAGATCATCAAGCTCAACGTAGACGAGGTCTCGGGCGTCTCGCTGCCCGCGAATCGCCAACCCTTCAAGCTCTTCAAGGGCATGGGAGGCAGGAGCATGAAGCGAGCGGTCGTCGTGGGCAACGGCAAGGGCGGGAAGTGCTCATGCGAGGAAGAGAAGGCGAGCCCCGGCAGTCCGTGGCTGAAGCTGTATGAGAATTTCATCCAATTCGGTCTTCCGCCGGACAAGGCGCGCGAAGAGGTCGAGCGGATTCTCGGCAAGGCGCCCGAGGGTACATGGCTTCCGAAGGGCAAGGATGCGCTTTCGGATTGCATCGCCGAGAAGATGAAAGACTCCGCGCACCGGGACAAGTTTCCCGATCAGGCACAGGCACTCGCTGTCGCGTTCTCGGTCTGCGGCGAGGGCAAGACGAATTCGGAGGAGACGAAGGCCATGGAACCAATGACGTTCGCTGAGGTCGTCGCGAAGGCGGACGAGCTCCACGGCGCCGGGAACGGAGCGGCGATCGCATCGCTCTTGCAGGCGAAGTACCTGGCAGGACCCGAGGGGGGGATCGCGCTCCCGGAGGGGACGACGATCGAGGACGCGATCACGTGGGCTGTGGAGCAGGGCACCACGGCCGGGATCTTCAGTCTCAAGGAAGCCCCGGCGGCCGAGGAACAGGTCACGCTGCTTAAGCAGGTCACGGGCGCGGTCAAGTCGATCGCGCGCTTTCTCGGCGTCAAGGCCGAGGGTTCTGAGGAGGACGATGCCATGACGACCGAGGAACGGAAGGAATTCGACGCACTCAAGGCCACGATGACCGACAAGTGCGCCGCGTTCGAGAAGGCGCTCGACGCGCTGAAGCCGGCGGCGGCTGTCACAGAGGTGAAGGCGGCCGAGACGACCACGGCGGCGGCGGAGCCTGTGGCCGCTGAAGCCAAGGGCGGGGATGGCGCCTACGTCCCGACCGCCGGCGAGATGGAACTCCACGCCCGCGTGAAGGAGCTGGAGTCGACGCTCGCCGCGATCCGCTCGCAGCCTGGCACGTCGCAGGTGGAGCAGGTCGTGCTCAACCCGGAGGCGGTCACGGCCGGGAAGTCGATCGAGGGCTACCGGCATTCGTCGATCCTCGGCACGGCGATCCCGATCTCCGCCGGACAGGTCGAGCTCAAGGCGAACGTGGAGCGCATGAAGAAGCTGCAGGATCGGCGGAACTCTTACGGAGTCAATCGCGGCTCCGTGAACGTCCGCTAACTCGCGTCACCCGAAGGAGGAACCAGAACCATGTCGATCTTCGACCGGGCGGCGGGAGTCCTGGCCATGGCGCCCCGACCGCAGATGATCCAAGCGTCCAAGGCGGTGACGATCTCCAGTGCACCGACGATCGTGGAGCCGGAGTGTTCGGACCGGCTCATCGACTTCGTGCAGGAAGAGTCCGTCCTCGTCGGGTTGATGCGGGTCATCCGCATGAGCCGCAACGAACAGAACCTCAACTTCATCGACGTGTCGAACAAGCTGCTCCGACCGGGCGGCTGCCAGACGACGTGCGACACCGGCACGATCACCGGCACGCGGAAGACGCTGTCCGTGCACGAGCTGAAGGCGGCGATCCCGCTCTGCGATGACGTGCTCGACACGAACATCGAGGGCGCGGCGCTGGAGGATCATCTCCTGCGCATGGCCGCGAAGCAGCTCGCGAACGAGCTGGAAGTCTGGGTGCTCATGGCGAGTCTCGGACTCGGCCAGAGCCCGGCGTACACGTCCGCGCTCGTGGATGCGTCGACGATGCTGCTCGACGACAACCTCTACGAGCAGCTCCAGGGCGGTCACGTGCTGAACGCCCTGACGGCCACGGACACGCGCTTCATCACTGCGTGCAAGGTGCAGCAGATGATGCAGGCGCTTCCCACGCAGTACCGTGGAAACCGGAACCTGAAGCTGTTCATGCCCGATGACATGATCTGGGACTGGAACGGCGTGGTTCGCGCTCGGCAGACGCCGGGCGGTGACGCGCAGTTCTCCGGCCAGGTCGATCCGCAGTTGGGTCGACTGCCCTTCGTGTCTGTGCCGCTACTTCCGACGAACATCCTGAGCTGCTCGGTCGGTTCGGCGGTCGGCAGCAACGGAACGTTCATGTTCCTCGCCGACCCGGACAACCTCGTGCTCGGCATTCAGCGCGAGATGACGTTCGAGCGGTGGCGCAACGGTTGCGAGGGTCGGACGTTCCTGATCTGGACGATCCGCGTGGACGTGCTGATCGAGAACCAGGACGCGACCGTGCTGTACGACTGCATGGACGTGGGCAGCTGCGCTTGCGAGCCTTGCCCGTAAGCTGAGCTGAGCGGAGGGCAGAGCAACGTCAACGGAGGGGCGCGGTCCATGAGAGACTGCGTCCCTCTTTCCTTTTCAGGAGGCATGACGATGACAGGCGCATGGGTATACATCTCGCCGTTGCTCGCGATGGTGGCGACGATGATCATGGGCAAGCTCGCGAGCATCCCGATGAAGCTCCGGCCGTTCGTGGCCGTGGCCGCTGGAATCCTGCTGCAGCTGTTCGCGAACGGCGGGCTGAACGATGGTCTGCAGGTGCAGGACTTCGTGGACGGTCTGCTCGTGGGTCTCGCGGCCGTGGGTCTCTATTCCGGAGCGAAGAACGTGAAGGAGCATCTGGCGGCGAAGTAGCCGTGCGTGGCGGTGCGGCGGCGGGAGCCGGTGTCTTCGGGCGCCGGCTTTCTGCTATCCTGCCGCAATGCCGAGATTGACGCTGGCAAAGGCGCTGACGCTGCGCGACGGCGAGTTCTTCTTCAAGCGCGGGCAGCCGCTCGAAGTGAATGAGAACGATTACCACCGGCTCACGCTCGGCGGCCGCGTCCTGGATCCGGACAGAAGTTTCGATTCGATCCCCTCAACTCAACTGAAGCGTCTTGCGCCCGGCGCGGTCGTGACCGTCGTGCGATCAATGGGGCTCGGCGACGTGCTGATGGTGCTCCCCGTGATCCGAGCACTGAAGCGCGACTATCCGCATCTCTCGTTCCGGTACTGCGTGGGCTCCGCGTACGCGCCCCTTCTCCAGGGGATCGACTTCTTGCACGAGATCGTCCCGATCATCGAGATGCAGGGCAAGGTGTCCAACGTGATCGAGCTGCGTGGGCTGTCCGAACGGCATGAGAAGCGGAAGCTCGTCGACCGCATCGACATCTTCGCGGAATACTGCGGCGTACACGTGCACGACTACCGCTTCCCGATCACGGTGACGCGCGAGGAGCGGGACGCCGGCCGCGCGCTGATCGGCGGCGACGGTCCTACGATCGCGCTCGCGGTCCGCGGTTCGAGCCGTCCACGAACCTGGCCGCTGGATCACGTACGGGAGTTCGCGACGCGCGCCGCGCGCGACGGGTTCCGGGTCGTGGTCCTGGATGGCGGCGAATACGAGATGCCCGAGCATCCGCGCATCGTGAACCTGACCGGGAAGCTGGGATTGCTTCACGTGAAACAAGTGCTCGCGGCCGCGGACTGGACCGTTGCTCCGGACACTGGCCTCGTGCATCTTTCCGAAGCGGTCGGGACGAAGTGCCTGGCGATCTACAGCACGACGCCGCCCGCGCTACGCATCGGGCACTATCGGCACGTCAAGGCTCTGTGGCGCAAGGACTTGCCATGTATCCCGTGCTGGGATAGGGGCTGCGAAGGGCTGCCGTGCCTCCGCGAGATCACCCCGGAGATCGTCCTCGCCTCGCTCCACCGATGGCGCGAGCTGCCGCAGGACTCGAACCCGCATCCCTTTGCCCTCGTTGCAGCTACGGCTTAGGTCCCATCTCATCGTCCGCTGGCGCGGCGAGCGATGGGTCCGCGGCCGGATCTACGAGGCCGCCAATCACGCGGACTACCTCGAGATGATGGGCTCCGGGTACTTCGCGCCAGCCGAAGCGGCGGCGTCGTGGTCCCCGGCGGAGATCGCGGCGGCCCTCGCCACGCGCTTGGAGATCGTGGCCGTCAGGAACGCCGGCCTAGGGGATACCCTGATCGCGCTTCCCTACGTTCAGGAGTTCGCGCGCACGAATCCCCGGGTCGATGTCTCGTATGCCGTTCATCCTGCATACGTTGAGCTGATCTCCGAGCAGCCTGGGCTCCACGCGGTCTACGACGTCTGCGGCGGCCGGCCGTTCCCGCGGGAGATCGATCTCTGTCACTACGCCGAGCGCCACCGCGGTTCCAGGAGCAGACCACGGGACCTACTCTTCGGGGAGGCATTCGGCATCAATCGCCGAGTCTTGCCAGGACTCTTGAATCTAAGGGCTCTGTGGGGCTCTCCAGCGCGCGCGGCATTGAAGGAGGCCGGTCATACCCCCGGGCAGCCGATCGCAGCCCTGACGGCGCGGGGCACGTGCAATCGCCGTTCCTACGCCGAACCGCTGGTCCGGGAGGTTGCCGAGCACCTGGCCGCGGCCGGGGTATTCGTCGCGCTCACGGATCTGGACGCGGACGCAAGGACACAGAGTTCCGCGAACTCCGTGTCCGCGGGCTTTCGAGACCGGCTCACCGTCGCCCAACTGGCCGGCCTCCTGTCGCTCGCCGATATCGTGATCGGTCCTGACACCGGGGTCCTCCACCTCGGCGCGCATCTCGGAAAGCCGCTCGTCGGGATTTTCACGGATTGGCCGGCCCGGCTGAGGCTCGCGCCCTACAACGCGTTCGCCTTCCAGCCGCGGGATCTTCCCTGCTTCCCGTGCCACGACCGCGGATGCCCGCCGCTGACGTGCACGACGACCGCCGAACCTCGAGAAGTGGCTGCGGCGGCGATCGCGTGTCTCGCTCCGAAATGGCGCCTGCGTGCCCCAGAAGGCGGCGAAGGCTTCCGCAATCACGTCGCGATCTTTGGCGCACCGCTGACACGCGGTTAGGCGTATGCTGCCGCCCCGAAGGACGGGAGGCGCGCATGGGGTACGACGACGAGCAGCAACGATCGCTCGAACGACGCCAGAGGCCGCTTGATGTCCACGTGCATCTCGACGGCAGCGTGATCCTCAGGGACGATCTCAGCGCGCAGGTCAAACAAATCGACCGCATCCGATCGAAGCTCCGGCGCCACACGGCTCGCCTCAGGGATGCACTTCGCAGAAGTCGCACAACCACGGAGGATTAGGGTCATGGCGAATCCGGAACTGCAGGCAGTGATCGATGCTCTCATCGTCGACATCGACGAGACCACGGGCGTCGAGGAATCGGCGATCGTGTTCATCAACGGCGTGAACCAGATCATCGCGGCTCTTCGGGCGCAGCTCGAGGCGCTGGCCGCAACCCCCGAGCAGCTTGCGGCGATCGTGGCGGCGGGCGTGGCTCTCGACGCGAAGAAGGACGAGCTCGCGGCGGCTCTCGCGGCTAACCCGTAGACCGATGATCGTCTCCATTCAGATTCGCAGCATAACGACCCCCGTCATCTCGGGCGTTCCGTTCGAGGTGGCGGTGTCCACGCAGACGGCCTACCAGGACTGAGGGCCGGATGGCGCTCACGCTAACGACGGGCGTCACTACGCACAGCACCGCGAACTCTGACCCGTATGCGAGCGGTCTTTTCACGCCCGCGGCTGGTGATTGGCTCATCGTTCGCGTGACCACCTCGGGAACCGGAATCATCGGCACACTGAGCAGTTCCGCGGGCCTGCTTTTCGATAAGCTCGTCTCCACTACCGACTACAGCAACGGACAGTCTAACTTCCCTAGGCATCTCTTGGTTTTCGCTGCCCAAACGATGGCGGCGAACTCCAATCAGACAGTGACCTTCACGCATGGGGGCACGCCCACTGGAGCAAGCATCGACGTGGTCCGCGTAGCTGGATTCACCGGGGCCGTTCGCCGCATCGCCCAGTTCTCCAGTGCAATGGGGGCGGCGGGAACGACTCCCGCGGTGGCGATGCCAGCCGCATTCTTGACAGGGAACGGCGGGATCGGCTTCCTCAGTAACGGCGCCAATCCAGCGACTGTGACGCCCCCAGCGAGTTGGACAGAAACATTCGATGCAGGCTACTCGACACCGCTTGTCGGCAGCGAGAGGGCCGTTAGGACATCCGGCGAGACCGGTTCGACGATCACATGGGGCAGCACGTCGGGCACGGCATGGGCCGCGGCGGTCGTTGAGATCATGGAGACGGGGATCGCCTCGCCGCTCTATTATGCGCGCAACTCGCTACAGGGGATGAATGCCTGATGTATCGCCAGGTCCTCGCTAACGAGGCGACCGCATCGCGACGCCGCGTCACGTTCCATCTAGTCGATGCCACCGATGGAATCACCGCCGAGACCGGAGAAGCCGCGGGTCAGCCGCAAGTTTCCGATGACGGGGCCGCGTGGACGAACACTGGCATAGGCACGCTCTCCTCTGTGGGCAGCGGCGAATATACGGCCGATCTGACGCAGACGATCGTGGCGACGGCCGGGCATTTCATCCGCACGCGGTACAAGAGTGCGGCGACGGCAGAGGCTCGCGGAACGACGGTGCAGGTAGTGGCCTTCGATCCTCATTCGACGAGCATGGGGCTTCTTCTCGCTGCCGCGAATCTGTCCGCTGACACGATCACCGATACGAAGATCGCGACGGGTGCCATCACCGCGGCGAAGTTCGCGGCGAACGCGATCACGTCCACGGTCATCGCAGCTGACGCAATCGGTGCCTCTCAGATCGCCGCAGACGCCATCGGATCGTCTGAGCTGGCGGCATCGGCGGTGACTGAGATTCGCTCCCAAGCCAGCGGCACGAGCGATAGCGGCAGCACGACCACGATGGTCGATGCGGCGCGCACGGAAGCTGATACCGATTATTGGAAGGGCGATCTGATCCTTTTCACGTCGGGCACGATCGCTGGTCAATGTCGGCTCATCACGGGATTCAACGCTGCGACCGATACGATCACGTTCGCACCGGCGACGACGCAGGCCGTCGGCACGCAGACCTACGAGATCCTGCCGGCTGGCGCGGTCGACGTTAGGCTCTGGAACGGGACGGTTCCGAATAACCTCGTCGCTGGCCGCGTCGATGCCGATGCGGGCGCGATCTCCACGGATTCGGTTGCGGCTGATCGCCTTGAGACGATGCTCGACGGCACGGGCGGCAACACGCTCACGCTAGGACAGCTTCGGATCAACTCTTCATCTGCGGCGGGCGCCGTGGACATCGACAACTCAGGCGGTCCGGGTATTGCGGTCGGCGTCGATTCCGCGAATGGAATTCAGGTGATCGTGGCGACTGCCGGTAACGGCTTGATGCTACAGGCCGGCTTGTCCGGCGGCGACGGAATCGCAGTGAGTGCAATCGGTGGCAATGGGCGAGGGATCAGCGCGACGGGTCAAGGCACCGGAGCTGGCATCATCGCTGAAGGCGGAAGTGATGGATCCGGGATCATCGCGCGCGGCGGTGCGTCAAACGGGCATGGCATTCAGGCGGTTGCCCAGACATTTGGCGAAGGAATTAGCGCAGAAGGCGGTGTCACTTCTGGATCCGGAATTCGTGCGTTAGGCGGTGGCGGTGGTAGCTCTGGAATGACTGCCGAGGCTTCCGCGAATGCTCCAGGCTTCATCGCGGTCGGCATAGTCGGTCCTGGGATTTCTGCGGTCGGGACGGGCGGCGCAAGTGGAATCAGCGCGATTGGAGACATGGACGGCATTCATGCGGAGTCCAATGGCACAGGTCATGGAATCAATGCGCTTGGCGGATCTACCGCGGGGGATGGCATCCACGCCGTCGCACAGACGGTCGGTGATGGCATTGAAGCCGTCGGCGTGGGTGGCGGCTTCGATATCAACGCGGACATCCAGGGCAGCCTCTCCGGATCCGTCGGCTCTGTGACGGGCAATGTCGGCGGGAACGTTGTGGGGACGGTCGCGTCGGTAGTCGGCAACGTTGGCGGGAATGTGGTGGGCTCAGTAGGCTCGGTCGCCGCCGGAGGCATCACGGCCGCTTCCATCGCGACTGACGCGATTGACTCCGACGCCAACGCGGCCAGCGCGGTCACCGAGATCCA